GGTACAGGTAAAACCATGTTAGCATGTTACGCGGCTATACAGGGATTAAACGACGATTCATTTAATAAGATTATACTAACCCGCCCCGCAGTTTCTGTAGATGAAGATATTGGATATCTACCCGGAACACTCGAAGAGAAAATGGATCCATGGACACGACCCATCATGGACATTTTTGCAGAATTTTATAACCAGGTACAGATTGCATCGATGATTAAGGAAAAAGTGATCGAGATATGTCCATTGGCGTACATGCGTGGCCGCACGTTTAAAAATGCCTTTATCATAGCGGACGAGATGCAAAATTCTAGCCCCAATCAAATGAAGATGCTACTTACGCGTATAGGTGATGATAGCAAGATGGTCATAACAGGGGATTTAAATCAACATGACAGAAAATACAACGAAAATGGACTCAAGGATATTTACGATCGAATTAATGGTAAAACGCATAAACGCATAGAATGTATCACGTTCGAACACAAAGATATTGAACGAAGTCTTATCGTGAAAGATATTTTGGAAATTTACGGTGATTTAAAAGATTAGTTCTTAGTATATAAATGCTGTATGGTATAGGAATTTCAAAAGGTCTCGGTATGGAGAGTATTCGTATCGGTGGGAAAAAACATGTATTGTTCCGCGGTGAATCGGGTAAAGTTTCTATGCTAGAGGCACAATGTCCACACAGAGGTGCCAACTTATGCAATGGTAAGATAAAAGGCGACCGTGTTCAGTGTCCATATCACGGTTGGGAATATGACGCGGATGGAAAACTCGTTAAAGTACCATCTACACCTACGATCCCCGTAGGTGGAAATATTGGTTCTAAACCCGTCGTAGAAGATGGTGGTTTTATTTGGACTGCTAAAAAAAATCAACTTCTTCCTACACGTTACTGTAAAGAACTGACCGATCCTAGTTGGGTTCAAGTTTACGGGTCTAAAAACCTAGAGGGTAATATTTACGACTGGATTTTAAACGCGACCGATATTTCACATATAAACTACGTTCATAACTTTGCCGACGAAGACAATGGAATAGTTAAGAATCTTAAAATTGAAACAATCGATGATTACGTTGATTGTTACGCGGTCGTTCAACCTAAAGCCTCGTCTACATTCACTGAACATATGCAGCCTAAAGATGGTGCACCCGTCCACAGTCGATTTGTAGCTCCAGCTACGTCTATCATACGTATCAAATTGGCCGGTAAATATGAATTTATCACGTTTAGCACACTCTCCCCTATAGACGATACTCACACTAAAATGTCGTGGTGTATGATGTACCCAAAAACACCTTTAATGAACAATCCTATCGTCAATAAAAGATTTCACGATAAAATGTACGAAACGGTCGCTCAAGATGAAGCTATAATTAAGGAGATTGATTGGGTTCCGATGTTCGTGAACGCTCCTTGTGATAAGTTTCAAAATGAAGCATTAAAGCTTTTAGAAAAATAAATCGAAAAATATATATGGAAAATGGGCGACATGTCGTCGTAGAATCACCCGATGGAAATATTTTTATAGGTATGAATCCGGACATAGAAGCTCCTCCGGTTATTGAGCCTCAACCTCAACAACGCCCACATATGCAAATTTACGTCGAGTATCACGAGGTTACTCGTGTGGTTTTATGGGTGTTTTTGTGGTTTGGTGTGTACGGGTTGGTGGCTCGTAGGTCGGTGATAGACATACTAAATATAACGTTTCTGGTAGCTACGTTATATACAGTGCATTCGGAAAAGATTGAGAGTCGGCCGTTTGTGGTGTTACATGCTTTTTATTGCTTTGGGCTCGTACCTATAGCCGCTGTATTAGACCTATGGTGGGATGTTGGTTATTTATTTGCGTTGGGTATTCATCTTTTAACGACTATATACTGGTCTAAATTAGACATACGAGAGATTAATTAAAAAATGGAACACGAACCACCGCCTTCATTCCCTGGATAAGCTTTTGAACCCGTCCAATCACCAGAATCATACGGATATCTATGTATCCAAAGGTTACATATCCATTTAATACCCGATTTCACTGGTAGACCACCGTGTAAAGACTTTCGAGTTTGGTAGCCCCAATCCGTGAAATTATTGAATAGAAGTACGTCGCCTTTACTGAGTTTGAATTTTTTACCTAAATTAGGAAACTCCGTTTCTCCGCCTTCATAGTCATCATTCAGTGCTATTATAGCGGTGACGGTTCTGGGATTTTCTTCGTCGTAAAATGCGTCTTGGTGGGGTGTGTAAAATCCACCCTCTTTATACTTGAGAACCTGTAACTGTTCACTGTTAACTGGTTTCCTATCCGTAAATGATACACATTTCTTAATCATCTTTTTAGCGACGCTATTCTCTTTAGGATCTATCCACGCGGTTTCGCTATCTCGTATCTTCTTATCTATATGATAATCGGTATCCATGACGGATGGTTCCAGCTTTGATCCGGCTGTCTTTATAATGTTATCACATTGTTCGGGTGTGAATACTTTGGGTATAACTACTGGCTCTTTGTAGTTAGGTTTCAATAGAATGCATAGTAGCGCTACTGCTACAAGAATGAACACTATCATTTAATTATATCCAATATTAAATTATACGGAAGCTTGCAAACGTATCTTTTTCGTATGGTTTCTAGTACATTATTCATGTATAGAAGTAGCTCACGAACTTCGGCTATTATGTCCAATTCCTTTGACCTATCTATCGTGTACTGTCTCAAAAGATCGCCGACTGTATCTATATACATTTGGTATATATCTCTAATATCACGTGTTTTACAGTTACTCTTGTCTCGTCTCTGGAGTTCACGTTTTAAATTATCTTCTGAAAGTTCGTTTAATAGATATTTCATACGTAAATATCTATTATCCTCATACACGTAGGCGTGTCTATATACGAGATCGTATTCGAGTTGTACTACACTCACAGAAATCTCTAGAATTGTAATGGAGGCCCTAGATCGTCGCAATTCCGAATGTGTGGGTCTTCCACCACATGGAATGTCGCCGTGTTCTCTCGAACGTTTTTTGAATTCGAAATAATGAGGATTATGTATTCTACCGGTCTCTATCGCACCAGTTCTCCAATCAAAAGCCACGTGACACTGGGTACACCACATTTGAGCACAACCTTCTATTTTGGATATGAGTACATTGCATTTTGGACACGGTTTCGTGTCCTTCTTCAGCAGTTTCATCGTTTTTACGGTGTCTTTATTACACACATGTCCGGGTACAAGAACTTCATGACATTTATCACAGAAATTGTTTTTACATATCCCACATACCCAGTCGTCGCACAAAAACCCGCGACAATCTTCTGATGGGCATTTTTGAGCTATCTTATGATACTTATCACTAGACATGGTTGGTTCGTTTTGATTCAGCACCTGTAGCGTCTCGTAAATATCCATGATAGTCGTACGTAATATAGAATCTAGACGTGGTTTCACTTCGTCGTTTACGTGATCAGTCTTATACATATGAGTCAAAATGTAAACTAAATAGAGATACGACAATCTTAAACTCCGTACCTGTAACTCGCGAACGACGTATGACTGTGTTTCCGGCATGCGCGCCATTTCTCTTTGAAACAATACGTTTTCGCGGTGTCGTCTATAATCACGGTTTCTAAATATAGATGAACAAAAACTGTCTACAAATTCTCTGTTATGTGCGTGTTTGCATTTCATGCAATGTGGTTCTTCCGTGGTACTGAGCATATATGTCTGTGAACATGTTCGACATGATTTTAAATCACAAAAGGGGCATTCAACCTTTTTGTGATTTGAATTGTTGTATTTTTCGCAACACACCTCGCAACATTCCATTATATAAAGAACGAGCATTTTCTTTAATACTTCTACTTGCGAGTCATACTGTTCATGAATGATCTAGCCCATGACTTACTTACCCTATTTTTCTTACTCGAAGGCTTCTTTGTTTTGGTCATACCCGGTACAGTCGCGGATTTGGTGAGAAGTGGCTTTTTATTATTATTATTATTGGGTTTAGGAGGAGACGG